TAATTTGATAATCAACAATATCTCCTACCAATCCATCAATAGGAGCTGTTGTTGTTCTAGGTAAAACAGAAGAACCTCTAGTAACTTTTATAATTCCTGCTCTTGTAGGCCAATGTGCAAATTCGACCTTTTTTCTTTTTCTTGCATTATCCCAACCTGCTTCCTTAGAAGTACCTCTAACTGAACTTACTAATTCATAAGGTAATTTAACTATTTGAGCATTAGGAACAGGAGCAAAAACACCAAAAGTAATTTGTGTTGAAGGATTTCTTGATCCACTAAAGGCTTTATTTTTATCAAAAGCTTTAGGAGAGCCACCTGATTTATTTGGAACCTCTACAACAAAAGGATCATCATGAATAGATATTAAATTTGAGCTACTGTATCTTTCGCTTTTTTTAACTCTATTGCTTTCCTTAGCGTCATCATCTATATAAGATTTTCCATTTCTAAAATAAAGTCCAACTTTATGAGAGTTATAAGTATTTAATAGCGTGTCACCAATTCCAAAACCTTCATAATTAGGATGTGAAACACCATTAACTTGAGTAGGAATTTCACCTAAAGAAAACAACGCTAAAACTTTTAATTGTTGATATTTACCCATGCTTAGGAACTGCGACCAAAGCAATTGACTGTTAACTCTTATTCCTCCAAAACCTGCCTTTTCATCTGTATTAGCAAAGATCAAAGGGATTGCATCACCTAATATTGCTAATTCTTGGATTGAATCAAACGTAGCCTGTGGAGCAAATCTTTTATTGCCTATAGCATCAGCAGTTCTTCTCGAACCGCCTTGCTTCATTTCTTTTGGCTTAGGTGTTAATAAGTATGAAACAGTTGCTGCGACTATGGCTATTCCTATTTGAATTAATACTTGTTTGCTTATTGTTATGCCTAAAACAGTTCCAGCTTGTATGTCAGGAATTAATTGATAGCTTTTTGGCCTTGTTCCGTTATAAGCAGCAGTTGTATCTACAAAATACCAATATTCATCTTCAGTTAAATTTAAAAGTTTACATAGTTCTACTTCCGCCGGTAATAACAACCGTGGGCCATGAGGTCGTTTAAGGGAGACCAAATTACCACCCGGTTTCCTAATATTTTCTGGTAATTTAGCCATCCTTCCTCGTAATAAGCAGCCATGCCATAACCATCATCTGATTTACATAAAGCTATTGCTCCTAGTTTAGGGGGTGAATCAACTCCCCACCGATTTAATTCTTCAGTAAAGATACTGTAATCTTTTTTTCTTAATCTTCGATACCAAGAACGTTCTGGATTTGGAGAACTTATTCCATAACTTTTCAAAACTGTTCTGCATAGGGACAGACAATCACCAGCTCCATGTCTTACAGGGTCAGCTCCTAAACGATAAGGAAGACCAATTAATTCATATGGATTCACCTGTTCTGTAATGACCCAGTAACAGGCAAATGCCCAACAATTTCTTGAGTTAAAACACGATTAGGAGCATTAGCACCAACAGCATCAATAGCAGAAGAGAGAATAACTTCTATTGCTTCTGGATCGTATGACATAGAAGAAACAAGCCATTGTTCTTCTGTTAATTTTGTTTGTTGTTCAAAAGCGTTTGTCATTAAATAAGTTTCAATTTTAACGTGATATTTTTCTTGAACTGCTTCAACTGCAAACTTCATACTTATCTCGCTATTAGCAAGAATTAATGAAGAGATCATATTGTCACCTGATCTATTCCTAGCGGCTCCTTGATAAATAAATGAAAGATAATTGTATTTGATAGAACTATCATTTTTGTCATTTATTTGTCCATGTTTACCATTTTGGAATTTGTTATAAGGACTAAAAGCTGTTCCTGTTTTATTTGGGTCAGTACCATCAAATTTAGTAACAGTAATAAAATTAGTTAATGCTACATAACCAGAACTTGTTGTCATAAGCCTAAATTGCTTCTCCTACTACGTGAGTTTTGAAGACTAGATAATGTTCTAGCTTCTCCAGCTTTAGCACCTCTAGCTGTTGCTGACGCAATAATCTGACCAACGGCAGATTTAGGAACAAATTCTTCTGAATTAAAGTTAAGAATAGGGCCAGAATAATTAACGGTAGTTGTTGACGTTCCAGCAGCTCCTCCAGAAGAACCATAAGCAGAACCGGGGATTACAGATTCACCTCTAGCTCCTTCTGAATACCGTTGCATTGACTGAGCCATCTTTGACGCAGGAATAATGTATTCATCTTCTCCAGCCTCTCCTACAAGACCAACGGTAGGTTTAGTTGCATATCCTCCAGCAGCAAAAGGTCTAATTCCATTAGCTACATATCCACCTTCTGCAAGACCAAAAGCAGTTGTAATTGCTTTCTTTAAAAACATACTTGCAATTTGTTTTGCAATTCCAGCTAATGATTCTCTTAAAGTTTTTGTCCCATCTATTAAACCCATAATTGCTCCATGTAATCCATCCGCCATTATTTGTTTTACTTGCAACAAGCTTTCTTTCCATTCATCTGTTGCACCTTTAGCTTTTTTAATTGTTGCAGCAGGATCTTTTTTGTCTCCTGTTCCGTCTCCTTTGTCTATTTTATTTCCGTTTTCATCTACTTCTATGATTCTAACTTTATATTCAATTGTTGGAATATCTTTTTTTGTATCTATTCCAAATAATCTTTTTGCCCAATCTGGCAACCAATTTTGAAAATTAATAAAAGCATTTTGAAGAGCAATAACAAGATTTTGTCCAAATAATTTTGCTGACTCCATTGATCTTTGAATATTTTTTTCAAGATCTAAAAATGATTTGCTCCACGCTTCAGAAAATTCTTTAACTAATTTAATTTGTTTTATTCCTAATGCTTCACCTATTGCTTCTCCAATTCCTTTTACAGTTTCAAAAATGACACGGAAAGGAGCTAAAACTAATTTTATAACTGCTGAAATAGTTTCAATAGCAGCAGCAATACCAAGCAAATTAAATTTAAGAGCTTGACCTAATTCTGTTTGTTCGCCAAATAAATTTTTAAACGCTGTTCCAATTCTTGTTAAAGCACCTGCCAATGTGTCCTGTGCTGTAAACGCTGCGTCTGCTGCCCTTCCTTGTGAGTTGACTTGATTATCTATTAACTTATTTAATTTTTCTGTGTCTTGTATTGCTACCTGAATACCTTTAAACGCTTCAATTCCAAAAGCTTCTTGTAATTCACCTGTGCTAAATCCTTCTAATTTTGCAAGTGCTCCAGCAAGCCCTTCAGTTCTTAAAGTTGCTTCATTTAATTCAATTCCTAATTTTTTGCCAGCTTGTCCACTTGATATTTTTGCAAGAGCTGAGTTTAAACCAGTAAATGCTGTTTCTATGTTTGTACCTGCTGCTGTTGATTGAGCAAGAACAGCGTTAACCTCTTCTAATTTGATCCCTAAACCTGCGGCTGTAGTTGCAACCTTACCTATGTTATTTGAATATTGACCGATAGTAATAATGCCGTCTGCCTGTGTTTGAGCAAACTTATCCATCAAAGCAGCAGCATCTTTAGCTTCTAATCCATAAGCGTTTAATACTTTTACAGCAGCTCCTCCAGACGTGTTTATATCAGTAAAACCACCAGTAGCACCAAGACTTGCTGCTTTTAAAATCAATGCCGCATCAGCAGCATCAGTAAAGCCAGCAGAAGCTACGTCATAAGCAGCTCCAGTTAATTCAGCGACACTTGCAGCTCCATTTAATTCAATTGTTAGTTGTCTTAAATTCTTGTTTAACGCTTCAGAATCACCTCCTAAAGTTCTAAATTTTGCAGAAGCGAAGTCAAGCTCTTTTAATTCATTAAACGCTGCTCCAAGACCTGCCATTGCAGATAAAGCAACACCTATTGGGCCTAAAGCTGTTTTAACCGCAGTTCCTAAAGCTTTTACACCTACAGCTCCAATTGTTGCTTTTGCTCCTACTCCTGCGGCTGCGTTTCCAAATAAACCTAGACTTTTCGACCCTACTGCTGCCTTCCCTGCTAAATCATTAAACGCCTTTTCTGTTTGCTTTGCCGCCGCCGCAGTTTTCTTTAACTTTGCTGGTGTCCCAAAGTCTTCAAACTTAATTCCAACTGTTGAAACTAACGAAGCCACATTCTAACTTTCTGTTATGTATAGATATTAGCGGTACTTTGCCCTTCTCATCTCTTTTTCTTGTTCTTCATTTAAAAAGTCAAAATAAACCGACCAAAGAATCAACTCTTCTTGTGTAATTTTTTGATTTAATTCCTGCAATGTATATCCAAGCTCTTTAGCAACTCCTAATTGAAGTAATAAAAAATTATCTGCTTTAAGTTCTACCTTCAGTCTTTTGGGTCAAGGTCGTCTGCCTCCTCTTGATTTGGCAATATGGCAACCATTAACTTGTCCATATTTTCTGTACTTACTTCATGTCTCATTTCATCAATTTGACCATTTTGAAACATTCTCCGACCATCTTCAAATAATGCTTTAGCAATAAACAAACGAAGAGCAAAAATATTCATATCATCTTTTGTCCCTTTCATTGCTTGTTCTCTTTCTGCCATTGTTAAAGGAGTACTCCAAAACTCAAAATCTGTACCATCACTAAGACGAACTGTTTTTTTTATAGGTGTTAAATTAGATGCTTTTTTCAAACGATCTAAAGGACTTAGTTTTGTTTTTGCCGTTGGCATAAAAAATAATTCTGTTTGCATAAATTATATCAATAACAATAAAGGCCAGCCATACGGCTAGCCCCTGTTTCTATCTGCCAAGATCATGTGAATTAATCTTGTCTTGTCGTAATGGCTTGTCGTTCCTGCTAACTGTCGTAACTTCCTATTTGGTAAATAACGCAAAAAGGAAGCAAAACCCTGTCCGGGTTTGGGACTTCGATAAACAAACAAAGACCCAATTGCTTTTAACACTCTTATGAAGAAGTGCTTAAGTCGAAAGTTGGTGCATTATTAGGTCTAAAGGCAACCTCAACCATTTGTGC